CCCCACGCTAGGAGCGATGTACAGATTCACCGTGCCTAACAGTTCTTCGGCGCTCGTTACCGGAACGGTGGGGTTGTATTCGTCTCCGTCAGTTGGAAAGAGTGGAACATTCGTGGTGAAGCACAATGCCACAGTGAAATTCACGCAAATTATGAGCGACACCACTCAATACGCGCTGCAAGATCAAATAGGGGCGGCGTTTGCAGTGACAGCGGGGGATTTCATAGATTTTATTCTCACTTCTAACCAAGTGGATAATTCAAATCTCAGTACACAAACGTCGTTGGCGATTGCGTTAACAAGCGGGGGTTCTCCCACGAATCCAGTTGCAGCGAATATCACGCCCGCGGTGCTCCCCACGAACACTAACACAGTGAATTCAGTAGTGGTGTCATTATCGAGCGCCGCGATCGTCAACGCTACAGTGGTGTTGTCGTCATCGGATGGGGCCGTCGCCACGGTGCCGTCGAGTGTCTTAGTGCCTGCTGGGCAAGCGATAGGCAGGTTCGATATCACGATAGGCGCGGTAGCAGGATCAGCGATCATCACCGCGACCTATAACGGCGGAAGCGCACAATGCTCGGTGGTAGCGTCCAATCCATCGACTGGCGTTCAATGGCCTAATGAGCCGTCGGGCATGATTGTAGTAACCGACACCCCGTTTAGTGATTCGTTACCAGCCGAGTGGTTCAACGTCTACAATACGCAGAGCTACGCATCGCCTAGCGGGGGTGGAACGGCGTTCAGTCCTCCGAGAGCATTTGATGAGTTCATGGCAGCGGGCAGCAATTCTGGCAACGGGCAATGGGGGATCGCGTTTCCGTCGAGCAGTGAGATTTACATGGGGATGTACTGGAGCACGAATGTTGATTTCATGGGGTATGTGAACACAACCAATAAAATGATTTTCTTTCGAGACGCGAATCTCGATAACAGCTTCTTGAATTGGCACGGGGCGCCTGGAGCGGCGAAGCAAATTAAGTGGTATTTTCAAAGCCCATATAGCAATGCGCACATCGTGGGGTGGGACGGTGATGCTACAGGTGTTTCGGGGCGCTTACCTTGCAACGTCAACGGGGCGGCGGCGACAATAGCCGCGGGGTCCGGATGGCACTTCATCGAGTTGTATTTGAAGAAAAGCACTTCATCGACGAGCCGAAACGGCACGGTGAAGTGGTGGGTGGACGGAGTGTTATGCGGAAATTATATCGACTGCAATCTCTGCCCGAACGGAATTAATGAAATGCAGTTAACCGCGGCGTGGGATGGGTCGCCGTCAGGGCGGGATTTGACTAAGGCGTGGCACCACTATTTTGACCACATTAAAATCACGAGGAAAGTGTAAGACATGGTGTATCTGATTCCATACGGAGAGGTGTACGTCCTAACTGGGCTTCAGCTAAAAGACCGAACAACAGGCCAGTTTAAGGTCGCGCCTACGTTGGCAGCAGGAGATTTTAAAATAGAGAAGGACGGTGGCGCGGCGGCGAATTTGGCGACGTTGCCGACGGTCACTCCGGCTGGCGGGAGTTCGGTGTCTGTGTCGTTCAGCGCAACGGAAGTTCAGGCTAAACAAATCGTCCTACGAGCGTCCGATCAGGCCGGGGCTGAATGGGATGACACCGCGGTGTATTTGCTGACTGTTGGGAATCCAAACGCGTTTTTTGAATTCGATTTAAGTTCGGCGTCAGTGGCGTTGTCTCTTGCGTCTCAAGGTGCAGTAACAGGAGGCACGTGGGATGAACTCGTTGACAACCATCAGCTAGCGGCGACGTTCGGCAAGTTAGGGAAAGACACCGGGACCGCGGTTACAGATATTCAAGCGAAGGTCCTAGAGCTTCGTGGGATGCTCGAGGATCTATCGGATGTTATCAGCGGCGCCGGCGGGGCGGTGACGCCGGCGGAAGTGATCGCGCAAACGAGGGTGGCAAATCACGCCTTGCAAAAACTTGGCGCGAATCTCATCACCTCGATGGATGAAGATACACGAGAAGCGCGGACGGTAAAGGCGTGTTATTCGATTCTTCGCGATCGTGAGCTACGCGCGCATTCGTGGAATTTCTCTGTCAAGCGGGCGGTGTTGGCGCCGTCAGCGACCGTTCCCGTGTTCGGGTTTGCGAAAGCATTCCCGCTCCCGGCGGATTGTCTCCGTGTGCTCCCTCCGGCGCGAGATGTAGACTGGTCGGTAGAAAATATCGACGGAGTGTCGCACATTTTAACCAACGAAGGCACGGTGTTGAATCTTCGGTACGTGGCGCGAATCACAGATGAAGCGGCGTTCGATGAGTTATTCGTGGATATGTTGGCTTGCAAAATCGCATGGCATTGTTGTGAGACGATTACACAATCGAATCAGAAAAAAGCCGATGTGATGAACGAGTACCAAGACGCACGGGCCGAAGCCAGACGAATCAACGCGTTTGAACAAGCCTCACCACAAGAGCCTGAGCCTCCGTGGTTGACCGCGAGGCGTACCGGGAATAGCGGACAGAACTGGTTACGTTTCGGGAGTGAAGGATAATGCCGAAGGTTTCGCCCATTCAAAGTTCGTTCTCTACCGGTGAAGTTTCGCCGTTGTTGTACGGGCAGGTTGAGTTCGACAACTACAAGTCCGGGCTGAAGGTGTGTTTGAATCTCATCCCTCTCATCCAAGGGCCGGTAACACGACGGCCAGGGACATACTTTTGCGATGAAGTCAAAGATTCATCAAGGCGCGTCCGGCTTTTGCGATTCAAATACTCCACGCAACAAGCCTACATGGTTGAGTTCGGGCATCAATATATCCGGTTCAAGCGAGGAAACGCCCCGGTCACATTGACGGCGCAAGCGATCACCGCCGCGACCAAAGCGAACCCTTGCGTTATCACCTATACCGGATCCGATACGTTTAGCAACGGAGATGACGTGGACATTTCCGGCGTGGTCGGGATGACCGAACTCAATAATCGGCGATATCGGGTCACGAATGTAAACACCGGGGCGAACACCTTCGAATTGCAAACCCTGTACGGAACCAATATCGATAGTTCGAATTTCACCACCTACGTGTCCGGGGGCGAGATTGCAAAGGTCTATGAAGTCGTCTCCCCGTATGATGAAGACCAGTTATTTCAGATCAAGAGCGTGCAATCGGCCGATGTGTTGTTTTTGACACACCAAGAACATACCCCACGGAAACTCTCGCGTTCGGCGAATACCTCATGGTCACTTACGTCAATGAACAACGCGGTATTGCGGGACGGCCCGTATATGCTGACGAACACGACGGATACGACGTTAACGCCAAGCGCGGCTACGGGTACTGGGGTGACGATAACAGCATCGTCGACGACAGGAATAAACAACAACACAGGTTTTCAAACGACTGACGTCGGGCGGTTGATCCGCATAAAAGAAGGCACCACATGGGGGTATGCGATTATCGCCACGTGGGTATCTTCAACGGTTGTGACGGTGGATATCACTGGGACGTTTACGAACACGAACGCGAAGAAGTTTTGGCGCCTAGGCTTGTACTCGATTACGACCGGGTATCCTGCGGCGGTGGCGTTTTATGAAAATCGGTTAGTCTTTGCGGGGAGCCTATCTGAGCCGTCGCGCATCGATATGTCACGCACAGGCGACTATGAAAACTTCGCACCGACTGATTCGGACGGAGTAGTGGCCGACGATCATGCGATTTCATACACATTGAATAGTGATGAAGTACAAATTATTCGGTGGCTCAAAGGCGACGAAAAAGCACTGATTATCGGCACGATCGACGGCGAATGGGCGATGAGGCCGAGTACCGCCTCAGAAGCCTTGACACCGACAAATGTTTCAGCCAAACCATCAACTGCACGGGGAAGCGCCGATATCCAAGCGATCCGGGCCGGCGACGCTATGCTCTTTGTGCAAACCGCCAAGCGTCAATTGAGAGAATTGGCGTATGTATTTGAGGCGGATAAGTTTAGAACGCCAGATGTGACGGTACTCTCGGAGCACATCACGAAAGGAACTACGCCGGCGCTATCAGGGATTAACGACCTTGATTATCAAAAGCAGCCGAACTCCATGGTGTGGATGACGCGGGAGGATGGGGCGCTCTTGTCGCTCACGTACGAGCGCGATCAAAAAGTACTGGCATGGGCGAGACACGAAATAGGGGGCTTCTCTGATCCTGGGCTGACGACTCCTGCGGCGGTAGAGTCCGTGGCATGTATGCCCAGCGCGGACGGGACACGGGACGAAGTATGGGCGGCGGTGAAGCGTATTATCGGCGGCCGTACGGTGCGGTATATCGAGTATCTGACAAAGACGTGGGAGAAAGGCGACTTGCAAGCCGACGCGGTATACGGGGATTGCGCCTTGACCTACGATGGGCCCGCTGTGTCGACGATTACAGGCTTGTGGCACGTTGTCGGAGAAACGGTGAACGTGCTCGTCGACGGAGCGGCGCATCCGGAGCGTGTGGTAAGTCCTACCGGGACGATCACCCTAACCGCGCCGGCCTCGAAAGTCCAGGTGGGGTATTCCTACAACAGCGACGGACAAATGCTTCGGCAGGATGTAGGCGCAGCGGATGGGACTGCACAAGGGAAATTACAGCGTACACATCGTGTAATCCTTCGTGTTCATGATACACTCGGCCTCAAGACCGGTTCCGGATTTCATCTTACTGGCCCTGGTAAACTGACGGAAACGACGTTTTACCGAGGCACGACACCGGCGGATTCCATGGTGCCACTGTATTCAGGGGATGTGGAAATCACATGGGAAGGGACGTACACCACCGCGAACTATGTGACCTGGAGATTCAACGGGATGTTCCCAGGGACCGTCTTAGCGGTGATGCCTCAATTGCATACGCAAGACCGGTGATTTCGTTTGGTCCGTTTAAGCCCGCGCATCTGTACAATTTGAATGTCCAAGAAGCGCAACGCTGGACCATGGCCTACATCGATCCGTTTATGGCGCAAGCGTTAGAGGGGATGTGGTCGAACACGGTGTTTAAAAACGGGCATCCAATCTGTTGCGGCGGGGTGGTGGCGCAGCGCCCGGATTACGGCATTGTGTGGTCGTTTGTGGGCGCAGATGTGACCGCTGTGGATTTCCTCTCTCTTCACCGACTCGTGAAAACGTTCATAGGATCACTCCCGTTTAGACGTGTAGAAATGCACGTGGACTGCGAATTTACGA